AGCAGGATGCGTCCCTGTTGCTTCGGTTCTATCAGTGTCACTAAAGGTTCCGATAGAAGTTCCCAAACCAGAATTATCTGTCGTAATGTTTATCTCAGCAGTGCCAGATCCAGTTGTGTCTGTAGCAAACTTGGTTGTGATAACATTAGCAATATAGTTCTGGACCTCTGCATTGGTCAAAGGTTGCAATCCGCTGAACACAGCAGACGTTATTGGCGTCGTAGATGCTTTGACCTTTAGAGGGTTCATTTTAGTTTAACCTGTTACCACTTGTGTCGTAAACAATAAGATTGGTAATACGAAACCAATCTATCGCATCCTGCGCAACTAACTGAACAGAACTATACGGTGCTAGATTAACAGCAACGTTCGCAGTTCCTCCGTCAATAACATCAGAAGTGTTTGGATAAATTTTGATATTAACTGCAGTGGTATTGACAATAGTAGCAGAAAGACCAACAACAGCAGTTGGGAGTTTAACTCCTTGATCTGCTGTTGCTGTGGTAACAATGCTGACTGCCTTTGTAAGTGCAGTCGCACCACCCTGTGTAGTTCCTGCAGCAGTAACCGTAGCATCCACCGATGTGGTCAATGCACCAGTTAATGTCAGATCAACAAAAGATGGACTACTACCAGATTGATACTTGTCTTCGTTGAGGTTGGTAAAGTTAGTATCCACCTCGTTATTTGTTAAAGGTATGCCTTTGACAGACCTCAGTGTAATTGTGCTCATGCTTTCCTACCTTCATGATTGTTAAGAAATTGTTTTAACATAGATTTAATTTCTGTCAATTCGTCTTTAAGTATACAAATCTCAGTACCATATGACTTCATTTGCTGAAGTCTTTCTCTCTGAGCATTGTATGCTGCTAATGCATTTTTGTCATTGGAGACAATTGCTTTAGAGTCTCCGTCTCTAATGTATTTATTAGTATCTTCAAGTGCAAATTTTGCCATATTATATCTGCAACGCGATTGCTCTTAGTTCCTTAAACTTAGGAACAACAGAACTATTTGTAGAGAACATAACAATCTTAATCGCCATTGTGTTATATGTGGTATAAGTCGCTCCCGAATAGGTGTATGTAAATTCACCATCTTCTACGCTACCAACTTTATTTGCATTTGGTATTTTATATTCATACTCAACGAATCCAGCAGCGGCAGTAGAACTTAGTGGCGATACGCTCGTCTCTAGTTCTACCCAATCAAGATCGTCAAAGTTTCTAGAATCAGACGGATTCTGCAACTTAGCATATACTTTCGCTGAGGTTCCTGTTGGTAGATAATTGCTCAGATAGACCTTCAAATCTTCTGCGTTATTTTCTAGATTAACCCGACGCGAGATATACTTAGAACTTGCAGTTCCAGCGTTGTTCTCTTCGCTTGTACCAGTAGTCGTTAGAGTAAATCCAGTAACGTTCGGTGATGACCCAGTCACAGCAGAAACCTTATATGTTGTTCCAGTTGTATAACCAGTAATAGCGCCTGTACCTGCAAGAGTACCAGTAATTGTAACACGACTACCAACTGCTAGAGTTGATGCACCACAAGTAAACTCACCAGCAGTTCCGCTTGTTGCTACAGTAGCAGCAAGAGTGCCAGGAATGCCTGCTGTTGTAGTTGCATATGATAGACCCGTCAACGTACCAGCAGTAGTTACAATTGCGGCAGCAGCTTCATAAGCGTTAATATAATTTGAAATACAGATCAACGAACACTTTCTAAGATCGATCACAGGAGAAACCGTGTCAGTCATTGTCTTCATACCAAAACGAATGTTTAGTGACTTATCCCCATCAAGATCAGCAGTCTCATTTGACTTCGAATAAATCGCTGCTTCTGTTGGGATGTCATTTGTTTCACCAAACGTTAGACGTTCGAACGTAGTTCCTCCAGCAGCAGCACCAGTTGCAGTTTTAGCATAACTCCAGACGCCTGTAGTTGGTGTGAAGTCCATATAACCGATATTGGTTTGGATAGAGTTGATCAGTTTATTTTCAACTTCAGCGACGGTAGTGTAAATTGTCCCGTTGGTGATTGTATCAGCAGCAGCGAATGCGCCTTCTTGAACGACAATCTTCAGAACATTATACAGAGGATCGTATTGCTTTACATAACCATACTTAGTTGACTCAGATCCTTCTACGTAAACCTTCTCGCCTGCAGCAAACTTGGATGCCGAAACAGTATCATCAGCAGCAAGATACATAACATCCGAGAGCGCAAGATAGTCATAGTTAGAATTCTGGAACTTAGCAGTCGAGATAACGGATGTATCAAAGATTGCGCGATACAAAGTAAACTTCATATCTTCTGCTTGCTTTTCGCTCCAAGTGCGATTGTTTGCTGAAGTAAACAACATACCAACATTTGGTTGCTCTGAAATTCTCTTAGAAGTACCTACTTCATTTTCGCCGATTTCCGAAACCCATGCAGTATATCCAGGATCGTTACCAGCAGGTAGAAGAACGAAACAGTATTCCGTATTATTCTGTAGATAAACAGGCGATGGGAATGTAAAATTCGTGTCAGAGAATGTCACAACACCATCGGCATCCTCAGTCGAAGTGGCAACCTCGTCTGCAGTTTTGGTAACTTCGCCGAAAGGAAGAACCTTCTCTGTCGGGAATCCATTAATCATCTCACGAAGTTGCAGGGTGATTGGCGCAGTTCCCTTAGTTCTGAAGTATACGTCCAGACCAGTTACAAATGTTCCGAATGGCATTCCATTGACAAAGAAACTTTGTGCGAGTGGATCCATTCCTCCCATGGAAAAGACTCCTCCCCGCAGAGAAGTGCCCCAATTATTTCCAAGCATGTCGATCCCAAAATCGCCAAAGTCACCTGGTTCAATAAAGACTGCTTCTGAAGGTGGACCTGAGTCCTCAGGAACTGTTGGCGGTGGTGGTAGTTCCTCAGGTGGCGTTACAAGTACTACAACTGGAATTTCTCTCTCAATAACAATAACTGGATTATTGGTAATATTAGTTTCATTTACATTCGTAATGGCATTAACCACAGTGTTGATGACATTGGTTTCATTAACAACAGTTGTGTTATTGGTAGTATTAGAAACGTTTGTGGTATTATTAACTGTAGTAAACGTATTGTTTACCGTGGTATTCTGAACAACCCCGACTGCTCTTTCACCAATACGATTTGCAGTAGTATTGCTTTCAGTTACAGAGCGAGAATCGCTTACAGTATTAAACGCAACATTTGCCTCTCTTGTAGAAACAACAGTTCCTTGGACAACTTGCGAGAGACCATTGGCAGAGAACGAATTTGTCGCAGAGGTTGTGACGAATGCAGATCTGTTAAACGGATCATCGCAAACTCTGAAATTCTTAGTTCCTGTTCTAAACGTACCAGCAGGAATTCTAAACTGAATTGCAAGTTCTCCGTCCGCATCAGTAATTAACGAATCACCATAATCACCCGTACCATTTGTGATAGCATATTGAGAATATTCTGCGGGATCGGTTGGTGATGCTGCAAGGGCAGCACTTAATAGTGGACGACAATGTGCTGTAACATCAATACCGTCGAAGAATGGATAAATTCTAGTCGCTGGTTTCAGTCTCTTGCACTTAACAGTAATTGTAACGCTTCTCATATATGGAATGATAGAAGCATTTGTTACACGATCACCAAGATCTCTTGTGATAGTTTCGGGTGTGACAGTCATAGTCACACCTTGGCGAGTTTGGCGCTGTGTAGTGGTAGTAGTTGAAATCTGAATTTGATCTTGGAATAACGTATCACCAGATACGCGAGTCTGTCCACCAGTACTGGTTGTGTCAGTGGAGACAGAACGACCAGTTACGATATCCTGCCAATCATTCCACTGAGTCCCCCAAGAATTTGCCATCGCAGCAAAGTTGTCGTAGTTACCGTCGAAGTTTACAGCGAGATCGGGACTTTGTGCAGTATCAGTCCAGTTATCAACTGGAGGATCGAGAGTCATGTCACCAATGAAAGAGAACAGTAGATCGCCCACACAGTTTCTTGCCTTAGAAGCAAATGTATTCTGAGTAAGAACTGTATAGTTATATGGAAGTGTTAATAGATCACCTGTTTTCTTTACACCAAGAGAATTTACCGAATCAAAAATCAGGTCGACATTCTCAATATTAAAGAACGGACGAAGTTCTTGATTGATTGCGTCAATAGAGCAACTATAGTTGAGATCTTTTGGATTGCCAACGTTGTGACCAGTAAACGCATCTACCAGAATACCATGCTTAAATCTATTTAGCGTTGGGTCTGTTGCACTAGGAATGAACAGTGATTCAGTTGACTTTTCGAGAAGAGTCAGAGAAGTGTAGTATTCCAAACGAGTAATACGTTGCGCAATTCCGCCGATATCACGCATTGTGTAACGACGATTATCAAGAGTGCGGAAAGTTACACCATATTCATTGCGTCCAGTTGACTTAGCAACATTAGGAGCAAGAGATGGAAATGGTGGGATTGTAACAATGGCAATACACATTGCGTTTTCAGGAGTAAGCGGTTCAACTGGAGTCAGTGATGGAGTTCCGCTTACAGCAGAGAACACACCATTGTCATCCAATACGATCTTATCTTTACGACCAACATAATATTCGTAATTGATATTGATTTCTTGTTCGGGTCTAGGAATAGTGAGACCAAAAGAAGCAGGATCAACTGTTGTCGATACTACAGGATTTACTGGAACCGAAGCGATAGACGCAAAGGTAACAGGAGTAATCGAGTCAGTAATTCTTATTCTAAAGTCGAGGGTATCACGAAGATCATACGACTCACCAGTTGTAGTCGATGTGTAGATCGGAATCTCGTATGTTTTGATATTACCACCACCAACAACTGCGTCGTTAACAGGATACGAATCAACTGCGAAGTAACCAGCAGTAGATGCAGTTTCCGTATGAGTGAAGTAACTAATCTTAGCAACTAGATTGAATCCAGCGAGAGAAGCAGCCCCATTGACTGCAGTAAGTTTACCGAGTTCGTACGTATTATCACGCTGACCATTATCTAAAGTATATTGTGAAGCAATATCCGTGCCAGTTGTTACGATATTTGAGTAAGAAGTTCCAACTGCTGCCTTATAAACAGCATCAACAGAGAATATATCTGCAACACCAAGATTTAATGACGTTCCGCCACCGACCTTGAAGAAGTACTGAAGATCGTTACCTGTTCCTGTAAGATTAACCGCACTACCGCCTGATGATGCTGATACTCTAAAGGCATTAGCAGTTAATCCAGCAGAAATTACGTAATATGTAGTTCCACTTGTCAATCCTGCAACACTTGTACCGCCACCATTGTAATATACTACAGCATCACCAGAAGAATATCCGTGAGCAGTATATGTAAATGTTTCAGTGGAAACATCTACTGCAGAAGCAAGAATTTTATGAGACAGGTCAAACGCAACATATCTCGCTCTGTTAAGAGTTTTGACAAGAGGTGCCGCGAGGTTTACTTCAACCGTAGCATATATGGTAACGGTATCAGTGAATACAGAACTACCACTGTCTTCTAGAGCAGTAAAACTGAGAATTTGAGCAGAAGCATCTAGTGCATCAACTGTGCCTGTCGTCAGATCAATAATTTCACCATCAGTGTCTCTTACCATCAACAGATTGTTGTTGATATAAGACTCAATCGCATCATCGGTATTTTGAATAAAGAACTCATTACCAGACAGAGTAATACTACCAGCGCCTGAAGTAATAGAAACACCCGTATACACTTTAGTATAATATAGAGATGTTTCGTAGTTACCAGAAGGAGCAGGTCTGATTGTTTTAGTAGCACGCGATGGCATTCTATAGAGAAGTTTATTGTATTGTGCCGACTTCAATACAGATTCTACAACGTCGGCATAACCATCCTTGGTTCCGCTAGTTGAGTAATATAAACCATCAACATCAGCGAAGTTGCCTGTTGTCATTTGAACATCATAGACATAGATGTTATAAACTGCTGCAGCAGATCCAACAGTTCCACTCACATACTCGATGTGACGAACACGTGCGCTACCGATTTCGCTACCTTGTGCTGCTGTCTGTGAACCAGAAACACCGTTTTGCGCTGCATCACGCAGAGAAATCTTAGAACCATCTAGTGGCAGAACACCCTTATAGTCTGTCACAACAACATAGTTACCATAGGCAGAACTAATAGGAACGCTATATTTCTTTACAGTGTCGATACCTTTTTCAGTAAAGGCATATTCTGTCTGGCGAGTTTCATACTCATAACCGCGAACATATGCCTTGCCTGCCTCTAAACCGACAGCAAGCAGATCAGTACTACCACCAAGTTCCTCAGTATAGAGTCCATTGTTTGTAGTGTCATCAAGGTGTTCACGAACCAGAACAGGGAATGACTTTACTGTATAGTTACCCGACTCGTCATATGTTCTACGTGCTAGATTGTCGCCGAGTTTAGCATAGATGTCAGAAGTATGTGTTCTATTGAGTCCACCAAGAACGACAGTAGCAACCTCATAATATCCGTCATCGATTACAGTACCAGCTGCAAAGAACTTCAACAAAGTTGAGACATAGTATCTATCTGCACCAGGAGCAGTAAAATTATATGTGCCCTGTGCTGGATCAAGCAGAGTTTCATCATCACCAGAGTCTATATTTTGTTCGTCTGCTGCAACACACACACTACCTGATGGATTGTGTGTATACTTTGAAAGATAGATTGTCTGAGAAGTATGGAGAACAAACTTACCGTCGATATAAAGAATACCGTCACCAAGAGTCATACGAGTAGCACGACCCCAATAGTTATTTGTCAATACTTCGGTGTCAACTTCAAGTGCTTGAACAGTAAATTCATCCCCATCATAAGATACATTATCTGACACAACTGTAAGAGTTTCTGTTCCAATGAAGTGAACGGTATTTGTGCTACCATCACCACTGGTATATCTTAGGTAAAGAGTTCCTGGATCAGATGCTGTTGCATCGACTGCATCTACGATTACCGCTTTAAGACCGTTACTACCCTCAACTGTAGCACCGATATACGATGGAAGTGACGCATTTCCCGCAGCGTTTGCATCAATCTTTACATATGATAATTCATTATCAATCTGAACGTCGCAACCCGAAACGATCGCGCCATTCTTGAAAATATGATCACCAAACTTATTAACCTGATTTTGCAGGATAGACTGTAGTTGCGTAAGTTCGCGTGCCTGAACAGCATATCCTGGTTTGAAGAGAATTCTATGAAACTTTTTAGATTCATTGAAGTCGTCATAATACGGAGATAAATTTAAGTCGAGTGCCATATTTTCCTACTTCTTTTAAAAATTGATCAACGCTCTGATTTTTTCAACTTGATCAGATGTTCTAATGATTTTAATTCTGTTATCTAGATATATGATTTCGCCAGTTCTATTGTCGACTTCTGGTTCCAGAACAGCAACTAAAATAGGAGATACCACTGTGCCAATATTGAAGGTGTCCGCAACAGGAGATCCTAATGATAGTTCTTGAGTCAAATTAGTCAAAATGCTAGTACCAGAAATTTTCGGTATAATAGGTAACAAGTGGATTCTATCCACAACACCATTATTATTGCTATCTTCTTTTTGAACAACAATAAATCTACCCCCATCATCACTCGTAATAACATCATCATAATCTACTAATTCAGGACTATTTATTGCGATAACATAGCAACAATTACCAGTATTTGAAGTAAAGTTATCAGAAGAACCAAAAATTCTAGGATTCTTAATAATACCCAATTGGCGGAAATCGTTATTCAAGAAAGTATCAGAGGTTTCGTTCGCGAGAGAAACCGTCAATGATAGACTCTTAGCAAACAACTCTTTCTGTGGATTGGAACCATGTCCACCATACGGTGAAACAACAGCTCGGAAAGTGGCGCCATTACCTGGAGATCCTTCTGCCGCATTAACAACAGAGATTTCTGCAAAACTATAACCAGATCCTGGATTTGTTATGGTGACATCAGTAACGACGCCATCATTTAATGTCAGTGTTGCTTCTGCATCTTGACCATCACCAATAATAGAGATCGAGGCATCACCTGAAATATAACTGTTACCACCAGAAAGAATAACGATTCTATCGATGGTTCCAGGAGTCGCCGCTGCTTCTACGTTTTCTTGTGGAGTTCCACCTTCAGTAAATCCAAGAACTGCAGATGCTGTTGCAGTTTCATTGATTACTTTTGTATATGTTAGACCAGTTAGAGTACCAGCAGTAGTTACGATTGCAGCACCCGCAGAAGTTTGAAGGGTAAATCCAGTAACGTTTGGTGATGTACCAGTTACAGCAGAAACTTTATATGTGGTTCCTGATGTGTACCCAGTAATAGTGCCTGTACCTGCACGTGTACCAGTAATTAAAATGTGGCTGCCAACTGTTAGAGTTGAGTTGCCGCAAGTAAACTGACCACCAGTCCCGCTTGTTGCAACAGTAGCAGTTATCGTGCCAGGAACAGGAATAAAACTAACATTCGCAAACGAGAATCCAGATCCAGGTTCGTTTATTGTAACTGAGTCTACCTCGGAAGCAGATGCACCTTCTCCCAAGACAGCAGTCGCTCTAGCACCAGCATATCCAGTTCCACCATCGGTTACTGTGATTCCTGTAATTACACCACTAGAGATAACTGGTGTAGCAGTGGCACCAGAACCCGCACCACCCAAAAGGGATACCGTAGTTCCTTCGAATGTAAGTGTATGTGAACTGCCAGTACCAAGAGAAGTTAGATCGATGGCAACAGCATTATCAGCATTTTCATATGATGTGGCGAGTTTAATTGTATTCGCGCCAATATAAATCACATAATATGGTCTATCATTCGAAAGACCACCAATAGAAGTTCCACCACCATTTGAATATGTCACCAGATCTAAATCAGTAAACCCGTGAGAAGTGATAGAAATCGTATTATTTGAAACTGAAACTGCAGCAGAAGAAGATCCATTAAAAGTTTTAGAAACTTGAGATCTATAACCCGATCCGCCATTTGTTACGATAATTGAAGAAACAATATCTACAGGAGGATCGCCAGCGGTTGAGCAAATAGAGAACGCAGCGGCATCTTGACCAGTTGTACTATCGATAGATACAGTAGGAGCAGTTTTACCATCGCCTTGGATTACAACATACGGTGCCGTTGAATAACCAGATCCACCAGAAGTGACAGAAATATTGTCTATAAAACCATTTACATCAAACTGAGGTTCACCAAGACCTGCCATTTTACGGACAGGAATATGTGTTGTAGTCAAAAACTTGGTAACGTCACCTGCCTCAACTCTGAACATAAACTTCCAAATATACCCGTCTGATGTTTCAAATGTATTAGTATCTGTTCCTGTTGGTTTTACTGTACTTTCAGAATCTCCGCCATTGCTAATACATTTGTATACGTTATATTCATCGGTGACAACATAAAACACGGCAGTGTTTAGTGTTGTAGACCCCGCAGAGTATGGCGTGATTAAATCATCATTAGCATCTGTTTCGCCATACGCATCATCATATTGATCGTATACTGTACCTAGCGCCCAATTATGTCTGGGTGCCATTAAGACCGCATCATTTGCCTGAATTCTTTTGACAAACAACATGTTTCTGTGGGACGTGTTTGAGTATGATACAGAGTCAATTGGTTGCTCTGGATCCTCCTCGTCCGCCCATTCTTGAGTTCGGGAGACAAAGAAATAGTAGTAGTCGTTCTCGTTATAGATGTCACGATAAACGCTTCTTGCTATTTCTTGTCTTCCCTGCGATCTTAGAAGAAGTGGCATGTTATATTACGATACTGTAACCGTCCAAGTGATTGTCATGCTGTCTGACGCACCCTTGTTGATGACAGCAAATTCTGTGCGGCAAAGCATTGTTCCAGAAGTCAAGGCATTGAAGATACCTGCTTCAGTAACAGCGCCAGTGCCTGAACCTGCACCAAAAGTTGCAACATATTCAATTGCGTTAGCAGTAACAGTTGTTGAAGTCAGAGCTTCACGTGCACCAAGCGCACTTTCCAGAGCAGTATTACCTGCTGCTGGGTCTGTTGTACCAGCACCAACGCCCATGTGCGACATTGCAGAAAGAGTGGTATCTTTCATGCGTGAAGCAATATATGCAAGACCAGTGTCAACAACAAGGTTGGGAACAGTTACTTCTTGTGTAACATTCCCTGTTGCATCGCGAAGAACGATGTTTAGTTCGCCCTTAGTACCTTTTACGTTTTCTTTAAGATTCATTTGAGTTTACCTTCTTCTTAGTTAAAAATAAGTTGCTTGACCCACAAAGTCCGAACCGAATGCACCTTCAACATAATCTTGTATGTTTACAATACCACTTTCGGTAACAGTTACTGTTTCGAATAGTCCTTTGAGTATATTTATAAGCGATTGTTCAGTAGCAGCAATAGATTCTATTGTTTCGGCATCATTTGCGACGATTAATAATTCAGTAGCACCTGCGTTATCAGTTTTAACCAGATATGGAATTACACCGACTAGATCAGTTGATGTTACAGAATCATTTAAATATTTATATAGATGATTGGTCGAAGTTTCCGCCGATGTCACCACTTCTGCTTGGGGTTTTTCGATCCCAGCATTAGCATATTCATTAGTTATCACGGATTCTGTAAACGTTCTATAATACTCTACAGTTCTACCAAACGAGTCGGTTGCAATAACAGCATCTTCACCTGCTATATGTTCAAATGTAGTTCCTCCGACGGAAACATAATAACCAAATGGCATTCCAAACCCAGAAACAATAGTAATAACACCTTCACTATTGATACTAATAGTCATAGTATAAGCACCACCACCGCTAGTTATNTCAAAGGTGGTGCCATAAAGTGCGCTGGCGTTATCAAACGGAGTAACATAAGAAGGTGTTATTACTTTCGAAACTGCAAATACATTTGCTTCAGACGCCGTTGCTGCATCAGCAAGAACCTTTGCGAAATCAACTTCAATCGTTTCTTCTGGGTTCCATGCAAATTCCGTTCCACTATAGTCTATTTCCGCCCAAAAATCTCTGGTAACCCAAACTGGATCTTCTACAAGAGTTTTGCCGAAGTCAACCGCTGTGGTTTCTGAGGTATAGAACGCATCATTAAACACTCTGACATATTGCACAACACGATCGAACGAATCGACTGTAGAGGTAGTATCATCTGCGGGATTATAGATACCAACATCAAATAATAGTTCTGTCGCATCAGACAGAGTTACAGTATCACTTAGAACCTTATATACGTGAGAGGTTGTAACATCAGATTTGGTAACAGCATCGGTGAGAACTTTATAGAAGTGAACAGATCTAGTCGTATCGTTAAGCACTACTACATCAATAAACAATTCATTAAGAACCAGAATTTCGAGAACACCAATGTAATCAACCATATCGATTGTCTGGGTGATATTCAATTCACCAAACACTGCCATACCAGCAGGGTGCACCGTTTTATTAATAATAGGCAACCATGTACCCGAGGTTACGCCAGATTTAATTACATATGAGTAGTTCTGATAATAATAGTTGTCCTGTAGTTTGTTGATGTTAGACAACATACCACGAGAATCTTTAAATCTTCCTGTCTTTATAAGAATGGCACCAGTAGTAAAGGCAAGAACTGCTTCACATCCATTCGGAGATGTAATAGTTGCCTCGAATTCTTCTTGTTCGAAATCGAAACCAGTATTGAATATGGTAACAGAATCAACACAACCACCCGCATCAATTCCGGAAATTCTAATAGAAGCTCTGTTATCTCGTCCGACGAGTGTATATGATGGATCGAAAAATGTTTCGTTCACTCCATCGTTAAATCTACCAGCATCGTATGTTCCATAATCAGTAGGATTAGTAGCAATAGTACTAATCAATCCTCCTGAAACCGAAGACATCGGCGGATCGATTACATATGATCCGACCGTACTTTGTTCGTCGATCTGATAGATTTGTCCGACTCTAAAACCACAGTCTCCGTCAACACCTTCGCCTTCACAGGAAACAACGGTTACTGTAGATAATTGACGGATAACATAACCGTAGACTGTTGTAGAATTTGTCGAGAGAAAAATTTTAGTTCTAACGGAATCCGTAGAAAAAACTACTTGAATATCTTCTTCGTTCTCTACATATCCAGATCCACCCTGAACAACTGTTATTGTATCAACAGAACCATCAACAATATTCGCACGAAGAACTGCACCAAGTCCTTCTGTATTCTCTAGAGTAATTGATGGTGCTGCATAATATCCTGAACCACCAGTATCAACAGTTACGCTTGTGACAGATCCATCAGTTATGTTCAAAGTGGCAACTGCACCAGCACCTGGAACTTTAAGTGGAGAATTTTTAGGTAGTGATACGTTCAATTCGTAAATTGCTGGTGAAGTATACGCCAGTTTCTTTACGTTCGTTACCGTTGTTTTGATTGTTTTCGGGAAAATCTGAACACCAGTATTTTCGTAATAAACTAAATTACAAATCTTACCATAAAGTGTGAATGGATCAACTCCATCTGCACCAAGAATTCTAATTACAACGTCTTCGATCCAAACACCATCAGATGCTTTTAAGATGTGCGTCGAAGGATAAAAGAATTCCACCGTCTCATCATAAAGAATCTTGAACAGAAGTTCGATAGAATTTTCTGCACCCTTAGATTCATAAAAATCACTAATTAATTTTACAAGTCTGCGCTGATTAACAAGGACATTCTTCGGAATGTCTACTGCGTATTGTTTTCTAAACTGATCAATGAATACTTCTAGTGTTGTATCAATGTCAGAATAATCTCTGGCATTTAATAGAAAATTATTTACTTCTCCAGATTGATCAAGGAAACGATAATAACCTTCTAGAAAAGTTACAAATCCTGCATATTCATTCTGAACAAATTCAGGAAGTTGTTCCTGAATAAGAAATTCTAATTTATTCTTATATGGAAGATCGCCAATAATCGCATCAATGTCTGCGCCCGTTCCACCTCCACCCACAACAGTAACTACAGGTGGAGTGGAGTAACCAGATCCCTGATTGGTAATAGTTATCGCAGTAATTTTACCACCAACAACAGTTGCTTCTGCAGTTGCGCCAATACCACCGCCACCATCAATATCAATAGTTGGTGAGGCATAGTTGCTCCCACCCGAGTTTATAGTAAACCCAGTAACAACTTTCTCGTATGATGGTATTAAACTCATTATGTTGTAACCGTTACCTGGAGACCTGGAGTAATATTCGCGGCGACATTCGCAGCACTATCTACATCCAATTTTAACAAAGAGTTTCTGGAAGGAAGGGGGATAACTGCTCCATTATAATTATCAACTGGAATGCTGCTTGTTATAATCTTTGTAGTAATATCAGATGTAACATTTTGTGGTTTGACGTATATTCTGAATGCATCTGCACCACCTAATAGAGAGATAAAAAACACTTTTGGCACAAGTATTTTGCCATTAATATAATCTATTGTCCCAAAACTAGAAGACAGAACTGTATCAGTCCCAATTTCTTTTAGGTAAATTGTTCCAGATCCTGTTGGATCGGGTGGAGATTGATCAGGAACGTCTACCATATATGCATCATAATATGCACCATTTAAGAATGTGTTAAAATATGTTGAACGTAAACTGTTTGGTAGTACAGGGTGTCCAAAGGTAGGATTCAGTTTAAATGAATTTTGATCTGTTACAACACCTGTAAACCGTTTATGTAAAGTTAGATCAATCTTATTCGTAATAATCGAATTAGAAGTATCCATAATATCTGCGCTCAATTTTGAAAAGTAAAAATCTTTACCGAGTTTATTCAAATTAAGGTCAAAGTGGTCTTCGATTTTTGTTCTTATTCGCCCAGCAAGTTCGGTTGAAGTTTCTAAAGATTGCTTCTGATCATATTTAATTGTCGAATCAACACTGATAAATGTATATTCCGGATCAATAAAGATCGCTTGAATCGAAACTACACTTTTTGGTTCAATAATATCTCTTAAAATTATGTCTTTATCATTGTCTGTAATAACAGTTCCTGCAACTGGATCTAGGCAGATAAATACTCTACCATAAATGGGAGGGTCATTTAACTCTCCTCCCCACACAGAAATAGAATTAATCCCAGGAAAACTTCTTTTGATTAGGGTTGCATAGTCATCAGCAGTTACTGCTCGATCTCTCGTTGTATTGAATTTAGGAGCATGAAATTTAATACTATCGATGCTCTCTGCTTGTGCTCCACCAGAAGCACGTGCAATCGTTGTTATTGTTTTAGTTTCTGTTGATCCAGTAAGAGTAGTAGGCATTGAAAAATTCGAGAGATTATTTGCACCATCAGCAGAACCAACAAAATATTCTACAGTAACGATGTTACCATATTCTAATTGTTTACCAAGAATATTATCACCAAATACAACTTGGTATAAACCATCATAGTCTAGTTCGATCCAAAAAACACTACTGTTGTTTTCGATGTTAAGGTACGTGTCTGAATAATTAAATGCGGTAGTAGTTTCATCATTTTGAACAGAAACCTTGACTGTCGTAATATCAACATTCTTATTTGGAATGGTAAATGGACCAGAGAGATTGGTTGTATCTACAAGAAATTGGTTTGAAACTCTGTTGCCCTCAATTAGTTTGACATCACTAAATAGAAATGTTTTGCTTGTTCCTATTTGATCATATACATTAACAGTATAATCATCGTCTGGTCTAAATGAGTATATACCAGATGGAGATAAATCTGTAGGAATTCCTGTCGCCGTAAAGGAAGTATTCTTAGATAAAGTAAGAGATTCTGGACCATAATTTGCAACAGCAGTTATTTCAAGATCAACTACTGCTCTTGCACTATGCTGAGAATTCGGCAAATACCCCATTGACTTTGCAATCGACACAACAGAAGATCTCTTCAGTGCACTATCAAGAAACATTTCATTCGCAAGAAGGTGCGCAAGTGTAGCATTGTAATGCGTATTATACGCAAGAACATCGAGAAGAACTGACATAGCAGATCCCTCGAAATTATAGTCTGAAAATTGATCCTGAGAAGCAAGATATTCTTTCAGGTTTTGCTTGATTCCCATAAAATCAAGTTCTGTTACTCTAAGTTCTGCCATTTAGCGAGCTCTCTTTAAGAATGTTGAATAGGTAATTGGACCAGGAGTACCAACTACATAGAATCTGATGTTTATATCATACTGATTAAGGTCGAAATTTGGTGACACTTCAACCATTTGAAGATTGCATCTAGGTTCAAACTGTTTGATTAGAAGTGTTATTTGCGATTCTAACATATTCGCAGTGATAAGATCCATAGGTTCAAACAACATCTTATAAATCGGAGAACCAAGAATATAGTTAAACGGTCTTTCTCCGTTGGAAGTTAACAACAATATTCTAAGCGATTGCTTTACTGAATTGATGTCAAACTTCATCCCCACATCACCCGTTCCAGGATGCGGAGTAAAGGAAAGATCTAAATCTTTGTATATTCTGACTGTCTTCATAATACTTATTTATATGCCTTTTTAGTATTTTTTGAAAGTTCCAGGTGCCGAAACACGTTTATGATTATACATGGTAAAGTGCAGATATCTGTTGCCTTTTTCTTTAAACGAGATATGAATCCAATGTCCGCCAGATGGTAGATACTCAAGAAGAAGTTGGTCATATGGAACGTTCTTGACAATCCACGGGACGATTACATCGTGGTATTGACCCTTTGTCATTCCATTGAATTTCATATCCACTGCCTGCCCGAGCATGTGCTGCGAGGTCGTAGAACCACCAGATGGAATATAATCTCTAAATCCTGACGTGAAATACATTCCAGGGAACTTAGTTTTGATTGGATCCAAGCAGTTTACTGCCAAGCAGCGCATGTTTGCAATCATGTCTGCTTTACTGAATCCACCATAATTTCGTAGTTTACCCTTTACCATAACGTCTTTCAGAGTAAACTTATCAGAGATTTTCATTCCATAGTTAATACCATTTGAGATGTTAATATCTGGAAGTTTTACTCCAGACTTGGTTACATTACATGCAGTAGGTGCAACCCTTCCACTTACTAAATTACTAGATCCTTCTTCTCCTGGAGTCGCACTATCTTCAATACCAGCAGCGTTTCTATCTGCAATGCCATCTTCGCCATCATAATCCATACCCTTTGCTTCTTCTGGAGAAACACCACCATTACCACCAACAAATTCTGGTTCGCTTGGATTCATCGGTGAAACTGGATCTGCGACAATAGTAATATCAGGAGGAGTCCCATCTGATGCTGTTACTGCAGAACCTGCGCTTCCAGGATTTACTGTAATGATTGCACCATCAACATTGGTAGCACCACCACCCTTGACGTTCATAGTAGAACCTGCTTGGATATTTGTCTTACCAGATGCCTTGATGTTTGTCTCTGCGCCAAAGACGTTCGCCTTCGCGTCAGACTTAATGTTAATATCAGAGGACGCATCGATATTGATTTTACCATTTGAGAGGATGTCAACGCTTGTTGCAGAACCAAGTCTATATGATTTAGAAGTTGCTGAATCAATATCACCGCTCACATCCATAGAATAATCGCCATCGACGCGAGTGGCGAAAGTTCCTTTGACCGCAAGGTTCATGTTGCCACCGACTTTCCAGTCGACGTTTCCGTGTGTGTCAATATTTGTATTACCCCCAACTGTAAGATTACAGTTGTTTGCTACGTAAATATTACAACTACCACCAACGTGAACATTTGCCTTACCCTCGATGGTAATAACACCATTGCGATCGATAACTGTATAACCGTCACCGATAATTTTATTTACCTGTGAACCATCTGGGCGCATTTCTAGGAATGACCCTGATTTGTGGTTTAACGAAACACGTTCTGCATTTGGAGTATCATCGAATTCCATAGTGTGTCCAGATTCACTCTGGTATGTATGGTTGTATGGATACTCAGCAGCAAAGGCAGACTTCGGTTGAGAAACAGATTCTCCTGTTCTACCCGCAATAGGTTTCGACGTGGTTCTCTGCGCATCATGTTGACCATGAATCGTTTGATCCTGTGGTAGTGCTTTAGTTTCTCCTGGATTTTTTCCAACAGCAAGCGCATTAACGTCACCATTACCTGCTTCGAGATATTCCTTCTTGGGATAAACGTTATTTGGATCTTTATATCCAATACGAGGATTGCTATCTCGCAGTCCTTCGTTTGTCGGTTGGTTGGCAACAGTTGGTTTTGCCTGAGCAAGTGTTGCAGGATTTGGTGCAGAGATTGTTGGGGATCCAGGTCTTATTGCCAAGAGTTCGTCAAATAATTTATTTGCAGAAAACCCAACACCAAAGAAGTCGTTGGAGGTTTTCCCATTAGAACTTGTCTTAATCAATCCATTAGCAAACTTAATCGCGGTGTCAATTCCCTGACCATTAGCAACTGACAACATTCCTAAGATAACATCTTTGGGAGAGTCTAATGAAATCGCCTTTGAAGATAGAAGAGATTTAATATTTCTATCGAGCAGAGAAACCATTGCGTTGTTTTGCGCGAATGGATCGTTTAGAAATCCACTTCCACCACCACCAAGATTAGTAATCTGTCCGATGTGAGCATCATCAATAATTTCTGTGATTTCTGTTTCGTGTGTATTAACCAACGAGGTAACTGCAGACACTGCAGTTGTTAGGTTTTCAATAGAAGGTACTATTCTGAATGGATCAAAAGAAACATCAATTGCCTCATTAACCGCAGATGTTTTTGTATCAATCTGTTTGGAAACCAATTCAAATGCACCCTTAGTCGCGGATGGAAGTTTAACTGAATTGGTAATTAATTCGGTCGCAGATTTTACTGCAGACGAAGTAAGTGTTTTTGTTATGGTCTTAACCATTTTATTTGTAGTGCTTAATACTTCATTCGATTTTGTTGGTGTTCCTACTACTGCAAGTTTAGTTGTAAGACCAGACACTTCTTTAGAAAGAGTATTTTTAACTGAAGAAACTGCGGACCCAACAGAACCATTTGCCGCATTAACAACCTTATTTGCAGTTTCTGCAGCGGTGCCTAGTTTTGCAGTCCAAATTTTTGGATCAGCGAGAGCAGCAAAGTTTAGATTATTACCAACGTTACCAATATTCGTTGGAATCGGAAGTCCCAATTTATTAAGAGCATCAAGCGCAAAGTTTTTACCGAGATTTTTACCAATCAATCCACCAAGACCAAACTTCGCTAGAGGATCAGATGCCTGTGCTCTAACCCAAGTTTTCTTTGTCAGTATTGAAATACCAGGAATATTCTTTTTGATATTCTCTAATGTTTTTTCGACAGCATTAGGTGCCACTGCACCAACTGTTTGTAGTGCTTCAAGATTAAACCCGTATGCTCCAACCTTACCGCTGTCTGAAATCGTAGAATGTGCACCACCACCCACATCTTGTGCGATGGATCCCATCAATTGCTTGACTTCTATCTCAGAGAGAACCTTACTTATTTTGGTATTATCTAGAATTTTAGATAAGTCTTGATCGCGCAGAACATCCAACATTAGATAAAATTCCCGTTCTTAGTATAGTTTTCCATAAAGCACTTATATAATGCAGCTTTCTGTTCATGACTCGTTGGACCTTTACCACCTTTCATATCATTACCTGTCAATTTAATCAATCTACCACCAATGTTATCGTCATTTAATTGTGATTTCTTCAGTCCTGCCGTGAAGTAAAATTGAGTTAGAACCTTTGCTGCAACTTCAATAGTATTTACCAGATCAGGATTTGCTACCAATTGATTACCCATACCAATTGCTTTACCCAAGGCGGCATAATTACTCTTGAATGTTAATTGGTTAAATCCTCTTCCGCGATATTTGTATCCATCTTGGTTTTTGTCGGTAGAAACCAAACTGCCCGTATTAGGAATGGTTTTTGCATTACCTCCACGTCCACCGTAAATAGCATTTGCACAAGCGACACTTCCACCAGCAACTATAGCACGTGCAAATGCATCTGGATTTGGATGGTTATATACATTACTAAATTCTTTTTTCAAAACAGATACATTTGTATATCGAGTATCCTCGTTTACAGGAACAAATCCGCATTCAACTCCTGCTATAGCAAGCAATCCTGCAATCGCTTTAGGTGGATACCCTGCGCTTTGCCCTGCCTTGATGATTACTTGCATATTTGCTTTATTACCCCTCGCCATCTGGGATTTTGCTAACGTGGTACAATCACAATTGCTGAGTTTTGCCAATTCAGCAGGATCCACTTTACCACCATCACCTGCGCCTCCACTACCACCAGAGGTAGGTGAGTTCCCAGATCCATCTCCACTACCACCGCCACTACCGTTACTCTCAGGAACAGCGTTAATTGTTCCAACGAATGCAGGTTGTTGCCCTTCTGCACCATCCATAAAGAATCCCCACACCCACGTACCTTCTACTGGACCAGTCGGCGACCAACCAATACCAGAAGTACTGGCACTGTTTGCTGGCATAATTGGCATCGCCCATGGAAGATCATCAGTTGGTAACTGCTCTTTATCATCAGTATGATAACCGAGAATTCGCAGTTTTACTCGACCAATACGCATCGGATCATCACGATCCTCGACACATCCGAAGAACCAATAGAAGTTTGAATCATTATTTGAAAAGAAATTATCTGTCATTACTGCCACCATTTTGAAAAGAAATTATCTGTCATTACCGCCCCTTCCATGGAGCCAGATAAGGAAGCGGGTCAATTTTTTGACCAGCACCATTAAGTCCTTTATGCAACTGAAAGTGTAAGTGGGCAGCTGTAGAGGATCCAGAGTTATTGACACGCCCAATTGGTTGTCCAGCCTTTACCTTATCTCCGACCTTAACCATCAAAGAACCTTCCTTTAAATGTCCATAAAAGGATGTCAGATTTCTGTCTTTATGCTGGATGAGCACACGAACCCCGCCACCCGACTTGTGATCTGATGATTGCCATCCTGCCAAGAGAACTACACCGTCTAAGACAGAATAAACAACTTGTCCATTAATCTCCTTTGCAGGAGAAAGTTGCCTTCCAATATCCATACCCAAATGCGGGTTCGAACCTCCTTTCGGTCGACTAGTGTCACCATAAGCACTGGTAATTCGTCCTATGCCACCAGTTGGGTGAACCCACCCTTGTTTATTTACTGGTCCAGAAGACGCTGGGGTTGCACCGTTTTGTTGTTGTGCTTGTTCACCAGATTGTTCACCAGAATTTTCGGGATCATCCGCAGCAGCAGGAGGAGGAGGATTCGGTGGTGGTGCACGATCAATTTCTTGGAACGCTGTATGGAACGAATCCTTGGCAATTTCCAAAATCATATTGTGCGCGACTGGAGTAATTTTATGGTGAATAGCAGTGATCATCCAAACACCAGAAAGGAACGGATCCCATTGGTTCTTTGGATCTGATTTATCTGCGCCATCTCCAACTTTAGGATATTTGAAATTGATAATCTTACCAACCTCAGCATCCGTTCTTCCAGGAACCGTGATGTGCATTCGCAATCCAGAAATATCTTCAAGAACGCTTTGGCGCATGCCCAACCATAGATCTGGTGAATAGTCTAGTAAATCGTCGTCGCTCGTAGTAAGAACTTTTCTGTGCACGGGACGGAAGAAACGCTTAGACAATGCTGAACGAGTTACGTTCGCAGGATATGTCATATTATCCTTTGCTCCTTCATCAAATGTTGCCTTACCATTTTCAATTCTGTAATTTTCCATATGAACAATATCAGGATATGAATATGAATAATCGTGCGGGGCATTCGTTGCTTGTTTGATCATAATATCAAAAACTGTGGTAGTGCTGGCAAATCTTCCATTGTCTTGTGACTTCAGAATATCAACCTGTTCACTGAAACGAATATCTGATACAGTACTAAATGCTTTGTCTAATCCAGGTTTCACCGTATGTATTGTTTCTTTATCTTCCAACTCGATTGTAGGATCAACAGGTTTCGGTAAATACACATATTCTGCATATACAGAACTGTCATCTAACTGATTCTTGATTAAATTGTCAATAGAAGTGAAGTAAAATCCTGTTTTGGTTTCATAGAATAAGAAACTTGGCGCTTTTTGTTTTGCTCCGATAGATCTCTGCGCAACATAATTGAGACAGCGAAATGGAGACCACATATTTGCTACGAAAGCAATCTTACCTTCATGTGGAGTATCTGCGATAATCATTGGGGTTTCGTCTTTATTATCGATACCGCCGAAACAGCGTTTTTGTTTTAAAAACTCCGTATACAGTTTGTCTGCAATTTCGTCTGTAGTACCCTCATACTTTTTACTGACTTGTGTGATATTATCGCTGACTGCTTCCATAGAACAAAAATATAATGAGTACATTTGCTCACGGTCAGCATTAAGCATTCTATTCTTAATAGAATAAATTGAGAAAGTTTTTTTGATACTGTCGCCGTATCCATCACCAAAGGTTGGAGTTTGTATCCAAATATTCAACAGTTCGTCGCCGACTAGAGGCAACCCAGATATAAGTTCTTTCGAATCTACAACCATCAACACACCTTGTAGTGCGTTTGAGAATATATCCTCATAGATGTTTAGTTCGACGACAAAATTTTTGATGTCAAGAATGTCACCGTTGACACTTTGAATTTCAACAGTCTTAAATGTTACGTCACCAGGATTTGATAATGATTTTGAATTAGAATCTACTGCCATATTATGCTCTAATTATTCGTTGGAATTCCGAAACAAATTTGCCAAGTAAATTCTTAGGGATATACTTAATTTCTCGTTTGTCTTCGTTTAATTCGAATTCATAATCCCAGTTTGAAACTGGTTCATGTTCACCAGATGAAATCTTTGCTCCATCGTAATCAACAATAATTCCCTTTGGTACACCCTGCAATACTAGTTTATCTGTCGTTCTGTAGTGATGCACTGCCTGATAGATATTATTCTCACCATACTTTTCTAGGCAATAAGAATAAAGATCTCTTTCTTTTCTCGGCCATTCTTCGCGAACATCGACGATATTATTGATCAATATTAAAATCCAATGATAATCTTCTCTATCATACATTTTATATGCTAGTAATTCTGGAGTTTCTCCATCTCGAACATAAGTTGTTTCTAAAAATTCTATTTTTTTAATAGGATTTTGTGGTGCGACTCGCAAGAAAATATCCGTGACACCCTTATAGGTACCATCGAACTTTCCTCGTAATACTGGAAATTGTCTAAAATACATTTTAAAATCCTTGATAAACTCTTTGTGCGGTCATAAGTTCTAGTTCTAAAAATTCTAATCGCATAGTAGCATGTGTCGGCATACCTTCTTCGAACGATGTAAATCCAGTGTCGCTACCATAGTCTACTGTCATATTAGTAAGAACACACGTCGAAATTTTACGAACATATGTATTTTCTTTTCCTGCATTATAATAAACGATAGAAAATTCAGATGGATAGTTAAAGAAGTATCCCGAGTCTTTGAGTTCTGGGTGCATATGATATGCGAACTTTTGAATGATTCCCATACCATCTCCCGCCGCCCCAGTTTTACGACTAAAAACTGCCTCTGCTTCTTTTAAACTTCTCGGAGCGAAATTGTATTCAAACATGAATGTTCTATTCGACATTGATCTGAAAAATTGTTCTTTATATGGATTCGGCACACTCTTAGTATTATTTTCTAATACTCTATTGACATCAGTCACATTACCGCCTAAAACTTTTGCAAGTTTACCACCAGAACGTAGTGCCAGTTTCATATTATCTGGACTTAATGGATTCGCCGCACCCAATAAAGATCTATTACCAGATCCGATCGCACCGAGCAGCGTACCCATACTTTCTGCTTCCCACGTTGCTTTATATCCAGAAGACATTTTATTTTCAGGCATCTGAAGAGCAATCGCACCAGCACCTCGATATAGTTCCTGACTT